AAACCACAAAGAAAGACACTCCAATTCCAAGTATATGGGATGGAGAAGAAATACGAACTCAACATGTACATTTCATAGGGAGAACAAAATGGAATATAGTAAAAGTCTAGTAGATCTTGTCAACGAAACTCTTTCTGAAGAGACACGCAGAGTAGAAGAAACTATTGTTGAGAGTCAAGAAGTAGAACTACTTACTGAAAAACAGATTCTCTACAATGGTGGCAAGAAGTATGGTCAAATTGTATTCCTAGCGGGTGGAGCAGGATCGGGCAAGGGATTCGCATCTGAGAACTTCATGAACAGTATAGACTTTCGTGTGAGAGATGTGGATGAGATGAAGAAAGCATTCCTAAAGATTGCAAAACTCAAGAAGAAATATCCCGAGATCCAAGGACTGGAACTCAAGAATCCTAAAGATGTATTCAAACTTCATATGTTTGTAAAGGGAAAGGGAATCAAGGAAAAGACACTTGACCACCTTCTTGCAGGAGCATCTGAAGGAAGACTACCAAACATTATGTTTGATGTTACATCGAAGGATATTGGAGATATTACAGACGTTCTCCCAGATCTTGTTAAAACTGGATACCAACCAAAGGATATTCATTTGACTTGGATTCTAACCAAGTATTCTATTGCTGTCAAACAAAATGCTACAAGAGAAAGAGTTGTTCCCGATGATATTATGCTGAAGACCCACAGTGGTGCAGCTAATACTATGTGGAGTGTTATCCAGAAAGGTAAGTTCCCTAAAGATATGGATGGTGGATTCTATGTTGTTCTAAACAATAGAGAGAATACTGTATTCTATACTGATAAAAATGATGAGATCATTTCAAACAGCAAGGGACAACCAGTAATCAAAGACTTTAAGTATATGACTGTAAAGAAACCAGGTGGTAAGATGCTTGATCGTGATGGTATGAAAAAGGAACTCCATACTTGGGTTACTGATAATGTACCTAAGACTAAACTCACTCAAGATATTTTCCAAGAGAGTGTAGATTGGGACACCCGTTATGATGATACCCTAACCGAGGAAGATATTTTCTCTGGTCTTGAAAGTAATGTGAAGAAACTTATACATCAAATCATTGCTTTGTCCGATGGTACTCTTGCTGAAGTAACAGGACTAGACAAATCCCCAGAAGTAAAAGACTTCGTTGACGCATGGGTTCAACATGTTGCTGAAACAGAGTCCAAAGCAAAGGATTGGAAAGCATCATTCAAGGAGTTCACTGGAAAGACCAAACTTACTAAAGCACAATCGAAGAAGTTGATTTAGTTATGCCAAATCCTGCCTTAACAAACATAGCAAAAGAGAATGGTATCCCTGTAGAGGATGTGGAGAGATACTGGAAAGATGCTATTGAGCAACATTCCGATAAAGAGAAGAAGAAGGAAAGTGAACTTTCTGATTCTGATTGGGCATATATCATGGGTATTGTGAAGAACCGAGCAAAGAATGCTAGTATATCAGAGATGACTAAAGAAGAGAGGCAAGCATTCCTTATTTTCTTGAATGAGAATAGAGATGAAATCGCAAAGTATGAAAATGATTTGTCTTATGAGTTTGGACAATTAGTTGAAGGTATAACTCTTCTTGAAGAAGATGGAAATAGAACACTCAAGACTAGCAAAGAGAAGGTACAGGCAAAAAGATTAAAGGAAGTTATCAAGGGGTTGAAACAAGAACTTAAAGAAGTTGAAACTAACATCAAGAGTGAAGAAAAGAATATTTCTAAATCAAAGAAGATTCTTAGTATGATGGCAAAAGAGGGTAAGCAGACCATAGAGGTACAGGATACTACATATAATCTTGATGATGTTGTAAGTGTGCATAATACATCACAAGATCAATTATATGGGGATAATGCGGAACCGATTGATCTTGAGAGTGCCAAGAATAAGATTAGAGGTGCTAAGGAAAAACAAAAAGATGACAAGCAAACTGAATCCTTTATGAGTAAAGATTATGAAACTCTCAAACTCACTGAGCAATTTAAAGATTATTTTAAAAGTGTTAATCTGAATGAATCCACTGAATTGGTGGAAGAATGTATTATGGTCATCGAAAAGGATAAAAGAATGTCCAAAGTAAGTGAAGGAACACAAGGTGTTCATAATTATTACCATATGAAAAACAAGATCAACCGAGGACTGATGTTAGAAACTAAAGAATATTTGATAATGGAATTATCAATGTTGGTCGAGGCAAACAAGGATCAGATGGCAAAAATGTCTTATGAAGAACTTAAAACTTATCGTGATGAAGTTGAAGGGAAATTGGATAAAATCCTAGCAAAAGATACAGAGAAAGATGGTGAACTTACTCCCGAAGAATCTTCTCAATTGAAGAGATATGATAAAGAAGTAAAGAATGCTGATAAACTCTTGAAAAAGAAAGAGAAGGAGAATGCTGAAAAGGATTCAACTGAAGAACCAGTAACACCTCCCCCAGAACCATCATCCTCAGAAGAAGAAACTCCTAAAGATGATGGTGAAACTCCACCAACTCCCGAAAAGGGAAGTGATGGTGATAGAGATTCTCTTCCATTATTGAAAAGGAAATTGGAATTAGAGGATGATATTGCAAAACAAGAAGACAAATTTGCTGAACTCCCTTCTGTAAAGAATACACTAAAGAAGAAACTCCCAGAATTACTGAAGGGTGCAATGAGTGGATTAAGTAAAGTAGCAACAGGGATTTTGCTAGGAATAGGATTGAAAGCATTAATTGGTTAGTATATGGCATTAGTTTATGATGACGAACGTGTAATTCGTCCTAATATAGAACATGATTGGACGAGGACGATGATAAATGAGTACACTAAGTGTGCCAAATCATCCACATACTTTGCACTAAACCACGCAGTAGCAATTCACCCAATCAAAGGTATTATACCATTGGATGTTCGTGACTACCAGTTGCGTTTGTTAGATGCAATGGATAATCACAAGAGGGTATTGACAGTATTCCCAAGACAGGCAGGTAAATCACTTACCGCATCTATTTATGTCCTTCATGTTGCACTATACTCTGACAAACCAGTAAACATATTCTTACTTGCACATAAGGGAGATATGTCAAAACAATTGTTGAATGATATAAAGGTTATATATGAGGAACTCCCACCATACTTGAAGAAAGGTGTAAAGAAGTATGATGCAACAACTATCGAGTTTGAAGATGGTTCTAAGATACGTTCTGGAACTACAACTCCAGACACTATACGTGGTCAGTCAATAACCTTTCTATTGCTTGATGAGTTTGCTTTCGTTCCACCACACATTGTGGATGATTTCTATACAGCTGCTCAACCTACATTGTCAACAGGTGGACGTTGCTGTATTATTTCAACCCCAAATGGAGCATCTGGATTATTCTATGACCTATATAAAGGTGCAAAGAGTGACGAAGGCAATGGGTTCCATCTTGTAGACATGGAATGGGATGAAGTCCCAGATCGTAATGAAGAGTTCAAGGCAAGGACTATCAAAGAAGTTGGTCTTGTAAGATGGAAGCAAGAATACGAAATGAGTTTCCTTGGTTCATCAAACACCTTGGTCGCAGGTTCACATCTTGAGAGAATGGGTAACAACATGATAGAACCAACTGCCGAGTATGATGGTGGAAACTTCAGAGTGTGGCACAAACCAAAACCAAATAGACTTTATTTATTATCTGCTGACGTAGCAAAGGGAGTAGGCAAAGACTTTTCAACCATACAAGTGATAGATGTTACAGTAAAGGGTAAGTATAAACAAGTTGCAGTATTCAGAGACAACTTCATTAGACCAGAACAGTTCACAGAGAAGATCAATGAGATAGGTAGACTATATAATGATGCTTATATTATAGTGGAAAACAATACATTCGGACACCAGATCTGTATTGACTTATGGGAAACCTTTGAGTATGAGAACCTATATCGTGCATATGGTGCTAAAGAACATGGTGTTACTGCAAACGTTAGAAGTAAAGCACAGTCAACCTCTTACATGAAAATGTTTCTTGAGGAAGACTACCTCAAAGTATATGATAAAGAGACATATAAAGAACTTCAAGGGTTTGTAGAAACCAAACCAAATATTTATGCCTGTGAAGGTAAGAAAGCACATGATGATTTGGTCATGGCACTTGTTTGGGCATGTTACTTTATAAATACTCAATACTGGAAAGACTTAGAAGAATATGAAAGAAATAAACTTGGTATTCGTTCTGAGGAGTCAGTAGAAACATCCCAAACCAATAAAGAATACAATATAAATGAATATGAGAGAGAAGAGTTCAAACCAGTGGATTTCTCTGACATTGATGTTAGTGAAGAGTTTGGTTGGTAAGTCTTAGAAATTATAAATATAAGTAAATAAACAATTTTCGTGAGGAAAAACAATGGCAGAGAACACAAAAGCAGGTGTTGAGATTATCGAAAGATCTTTCTCTCAACGTATCGAACAATCGTCTATTACGTCTTTCATGACAGTAGGTGCTTATTCTAAGGGACCAGTAAACGAGGCAATCAGAGTTGAGTCACGAAAACAACTTATTGATGTTTTCGGTGCACCCGATGATATAAACTATAAGTATTTCTTTCCTGTTGCAACTATGCTTGATGCTACCAACTCAGTGTGGATCGCACGTGTCGAGGGTGGAGAAGTAAGATGCCCAGGAATCACAGTAGGTGAAGCACAACTAGCAATCTCTGGTTCTTTTGTTCATCCAGATGGAGCAGTCGAAGCAAATGATACTGTGAAGATTACTAACACTCCACAAACAGCATTGTATCCCCTCACATATGGATCACTACAAGAAGTATCAGCAGGAACAGCAAACGTACCTGCACTAAGTGGTGGTTTTTATGACGAATCGGAAATCAGTAACCAAATCAGTGTATTTGCAGTAGGACCTGGAACTTTGTATAACAATGTTGGATTTGCAATGTTGAACAGAAGTGACTACGACCTTCTTCAAGACCTTCAAGCAGAACTCTCAGAAACATTCTCTGAAGAAGATCTTCTAACTCTTGGACAAACTACATATAACACTGCATCTTCTGGTGGTGGAGTAACACTTGAAATTGTTGAGGATATTATTGATCCTTCTAACAACTACAAGATCAACGTTGCAACTCTGAACCAATATCTCTCTTTTGAGTATGGTCCTTCATCTGATGATCAATTTGCATTCTATGAGTATCAAAATGGTAACTTGATCGCAAACTGGATTGTATCAGTAGACCGAGATGGAAAAGATACTCTAGGACAAAACATTTTCATTAACAATGTTGTTGAAAATGGATCTAACAACCTAAGAGTTCTTGCAGGAACAGCAGAGAATACCGCAAAAGATATTGTTGTAAGATCTGTAGCAGAAACCGCACTTCCTGGTGGAGATGCTCTAACTACTGATCTTGGAGACTTGACTGATGATTTTATCATTCAATTGAACAACAACTATGGATCTTCTCTCGGTATTCAAGGAAATGCAATCATTGACCTTGACTTCCCAACTCCAGTGAAGCAACGTATTGACACTATCTGCCAGTCACGTAAGAACTGTATTGGTATCCTTGCTCCTACAGCAGATACCATGATCAATCTTTCTACTAATCAGAAGACAACTAAACCAACTAAGTTGATCAAAGAGTATGTAAATGGTACTTTGAAAATCAACTCTTCTTACTCTGCGATTTATGCTAACTTCTTTGAAGTATATGATGAGTTCAATGATAAGAAAAGATGGATTCCTTGTACTGGTCACATTGCTAACAGAATGGCATTCACCTTTGATAACTTTGATCCATGGTGGGCATTTGCAGGTTTCGAACGTGGTATCATCCCCAGTGGTGTTCTTCGTGTTGCATATACTCCTTCGGATGAGCAACAAAAGGTTCTTTACACCAATCGTATCAATCCTATTGTTGACTTCTCAACTGAAGGTGTTGTTATCATGGGTCAAAAGACACTTCAAGCAACTGCTTCTAACACTGACAGACTCAATGTTAGAAACCTCTACATCAAGATTGCAAGAGACATTGCACGATTCAGTAACTTCGTTCTCTTCGCACCTAATGATGAACTCACTAGAGCACAGTGGAGAACTCAAGTAAACAACTACCTCAATGGTATCTTTCAACGTAGAGGTATTCTTGAGTATAAGGTTGTCTGTGATGACTCAAACAATCCTGCTGAAGTTGTAGCAAGAAATGAGTTCGTTGGATGGTTGTTGATTCGACCTACTCCAGCTGCAGAATTCGTGAAAATCACCATCGCAGACGTTGGTGGAACCTTGTCATTCGATGAGGTTATTCAAGGTGGTGGAGTCTGATAAATGATAGTTCGGGGCAGAGTTTGAAAAAACTTTGCCCCACTTCATATAATTAGATATAAATACAAATAAGCAACAAACAAATAAGGAGTCCCAATGGCATTCAATCTAGCAACTTTTAGGCAACGAGTACACAGTGTTGCTCGTAATCAATACTTTATCGTGAGAATTCCACAAGTTGGAGATCAAGAAGTTCTAACTGCGTTGGCAAGAACAACTTCACTTCCTGCTGTAACGCACACCACATTGGAAATTCCATATCGTGGTATGCCTATGAAGATTGACGATAGGCAAGACTTTCCAGAATGGGAAGTAAACTTTCTTTGTGACGAAGCACATGGACTTAGAAATATCTTTATAAGTTGGGCATCTTTGGCATACAACTCACAAAACCTTATCACTCAACCACACAATGTTTACAAGCAAGATGGTTTGAGTGTATCGCAACTTTCAGCTGATGGACAAATTACTTCTACTTGTACGTTTGTTGGTGCATTCCCATCTAATATCGGTGAGATTGCTTTTGATCAAGCAGGTGGAGCAATTGCTGAATTTGCAGTAACATTCACTTACGACCAATTCTTCATGAACTCACTTGATGGTGACATGATCTTCTCTGACGTTGATATTGACGTTGGTGACGATGGACGTTTCAATGGTGTTTCTGTTAAGGGAATCGCAGGAGTTAGGTTTAATCCTACTGCTCCTGCATAATAGTCTCGTACTATTATAACCTTTATAAGTTCGTGAAATATAATGTCAAAAATCGCAAGGTTTAGAAGAAAAACAAATGGTTTCGTAAAAGGAAATCACTTCAACCTTGGGATTTTTGATTTTAAAGGGGGAATGGATAGTGCAGGTGCAATATCTAATCCCATAGCAAACAAGATAGTATCCTCAGTTGTTAATTCTGGTAGGGGTATGACTCTCACTCAAGTGATGAGTACGTTTTGCACTTCAATGTCCCTACCTGCAACTCAAACCCCTGCCACCCCAGTAAATATTCAAGAGGGGTTGCCTAAGATAAACATAGCAGGAACAAAAGTATATAGTCCTTGGACCGTAGAGTTTAATGGTGATAATGCTATGCTCATTAGAAGTATGCTATTGAAGTGGCATCAATTAGTAACCAATGATACAAACCACTCATATGGTTTACCATCCGCATATAAGTCATACAGTGCCTTTGCTTGCCTATTATCACCCACAGACATACCAATCCATTGCTATTCGTTTAAAGGGTTGTGGCCATCCGAAATTGGAGGTTTCTCAGTAGATAATAGTAGTGGAGAAATAGTAAAGTTTTCAGTAACGTTCTCATATGATTATTTTAAGATGAATGATGTTGAGGGTTTCGGACTTGCAATGGCACATGAAGTGAACGAGGCATTCCAAACAGGTGGTGGATTATTTGGTGGTGGATTAAGATCAGCAGGAAGTGCATTTAGAGATAAAGTTATCAATGCTCCACTTTCTACTGATATAAAAGTTCCTTTTTAGAAAAAACTCCTATAAATAAATGTACAATCAGTTCGTTTAGTTCGGAGTTTATTTATGAGTAATGCTTTAAGTGCGTTTCGTGGTGCAAAAACAGAAGTACCAGAAATCAAGTTCACCATCCCATCCTCAGGTGAAGACATTTTCCTAAGACCTTTCACAACACGTGAACAAAAGGCAATTCTAAAAGCAATCGAGAAAGAAGACCAAGTGCTAATGAACGAGGCATTTGACACCCTTATCACAAATTGTGTTATTACTAAGGGATTCAATGTGGATACCCTCCTAACAAAGGACAGGGATGCCCTGTTGATTGAATTGCGAAAGGAATCAGTAAGTGAGGACTTTTCTTACAACTGGGAGTGTAATTCTTGCGAACACAACAATAGTGGCACTATGAGTCTATCTAAACTCAAGTTCAAAAAACTAAAGGATAAGAAGAAACTGGAAAAGGTAATTGAATTGGTTGACCGACCAATAAAACTATCTCTCAAGTTACCATCAAGAAAGTTTGAGAAGTTGCTATTCAAACAAGTTTCTGCTACAACAAAAGATCCAAGTGCGGTAGACCTAATGAATTATACTCTGGCAATTTCTATTCAGAAGTTGGAAATAGTTGATGAAGATGGAAAAGCAACCGAAATGGAACTTCAATTCAACGATAGAATCAACATCCTAGAAGAGATGCACATGGATGATAAGAAAAAGATTGAAGAGTTTCTAAAGGGTATTGAAGCATATGGGTATGACTTGAACATTGGAGAGAAGTCTTGTACTGAGTGTGATAATAAAATTGAAGTTGAACTGAATTGGAGTGATTTTTTTTTAATGTGATAATCGCAGGAACCTGTTTTTCTAATGTTTTTCAAGAAATACTAAAACTTTGTGCTTATGATTTTTTATCGTTTACTAAGGAGGATGTAGAGAATTTGCCACCTTTTGAAAGGCAATCTTATATAGATATTATAGACAATATGTTGAAAGAACAAGAAGATATAAGAAAACAAGAACAAAGAAAGAAATAAACAATAAGAGACTATAAATGGCAAAAGCACTAGACCCTATCCCAGTAGCACCTCCCAAGTCCGAGGGAAGTATGTTGAAGGAACTACTGGGAATCGTTTCAACTTCATTCAAATCAATGAAGAAGGAATATAGGGAAAACTTTGATAGGTTACAGAAAGAAAGTAAAAATATACAAAAGTCTTTAACTCAAGCATCTGCTAAAACGCAAAAGGAAAACAGAGATAACAGTGAAACTGTACAAAAGAAAATAGACGAACAGGGCAACAAAACCCAAAAACAAAACCAAGTAAGTAATGATAAACTTGAAAAGACTATTGTAGAGAAGACTGGTAATATTGAAAAAGACGTAAATAGTACCACTAAACAAGTTCAAAAGATTAGTGACGAATCTAAAGAACAAAATAAAACCAACCTAGAAGCAACCAAGACTAATACTGGGGTTATAAAGAAAACAACTTCAGTAGTCAAAAGTGCAAGTCTTACTACCATGAATGGTGTAAAGAGTCTTGGCATTGCGTCCAATAAAGGATTTCGAGATTTTGGTGATAAACTAAATAATGAATTCTTCGAAAATCGTTTATTGAACGACAAAAGAATTAATTCATTGAAAGGTGAATTGATGGCAAAACTGAGTGCTCTAAAGGGAACCTTCTCGAATGGAGGGAGTTTCTTTGACAACTTAATGGGTATGTTTAGTAAAGGAACTATGTTTGCAGGATTGATAGCCGCAGGACTAACCGCAATAGGGTTGAACCCTGCTATGTTACAACTATGGGGAAAGTTTTTAAAAAGTGATATGGTTAAAGGAGCAGTGAAGGGCACAGCAAAGGCAGTAAAAACAAAAGTATCTAAGGTAAAACTAAACAAATCCCAAGGTAAGGCGCAAAAGATACTTCAAAATAAATTAGATAAACTTGATGATGCTGTAAATAAAAAGGGCATAAGTCCAAAACAGAAAGCAAAATTATTAGATCAAAAGGCACGAATACAAAAAACAGTAGACGTTGGTGATGTTAAAAAGGCAAAAGGTATTGCAAATGGAAAGGTTGCTAAAACTGGAAAAATTGCAAATGGAGTATCAAAGGTAAAAGATATTGCCTCAAAGGGAGCAAAGGGAACTGGTGGAATGATGAAGACACTGATGGAAAAGGTTTCTTGGATTAGTTCAAAGGTTTCACCACTATTCTCTAAGATTTTCGGCATTTTCGGTGGAGTATCTAAACTCGGAGGGTTTCTAAAACCAATGGCTGCATTATTAAAAGGGGTTTTCCTTAAAATACCTGTAATTGGTCAAGTATTAACTGTGGGTATGGCACTGTGGGATGGTTTCTCTGCTGTATTTGGAGCAAAGGGAGCAGGTCTTGGAGTTGGTGACAAAATACTAATGTTCTTTAAAGAAACTCTTATGTCTGTAGTTAGTTCATTTACAGGCATTCCATCTGCCATCGCAGGTTTATTCGGAATGTTACTTGGAGATGATCATCCTGTGGTAAAAGTAATGAAAACGATAGGAGACTTGTTTGCAGGTACTATGGATGGTGCGGTGGGTTATCTCTTTGACTTCATAAGTGGTACAGTGGTAAAGACTCTTTCGGGACTATGGGATACCCTCAAATCTGGAGGCAGTATGATTAGTGCTTTGTTCTCGGGAGACTTCGCAGGTGCTTGGGAACACTTCAAAGATTTCGGTATAGGGCTAATAAAGAATACTATAGGATTTCTCCCTAATTTAATCTACAATTCGGTTAGTAGTGCTTTTGACGTATTCAGTGACATAACAAACTCTGACTGGTACATCAATATGGTATTGAATATCACAGACTTCTTTGCAGAACTTCCTGGGAATATTAGTAAGGGTATTCAATGGGTTTGGGATAAAATGAAAGGTATAATTAATGATGTTAGTAGTATATTTAGTGACTGGTGGTTTAGTTTTCAAATGTCTATAGCAGAATCTTGGTTAGGTAGAAAATTACTAGGCATGGATGCGGAAGAACTTAAAGCAGGTCAAACTGATGATGAGAAGGCAAGACGAGAAAGAAAGAAGGAAGAAGAAAAACTTGCTGAACTATTAGAAAATAAGAATAACCTCACATTAAATCAACAAAAACAATTGGAGAAACTTCAAAAGGAACAAGAAGCAAGAAAGAAGAAAGAGGAAGAGAAGGATAAAAAGGCCTTTGGTTTCCTCTCAGCATTTTCTGGAGATAGTCGTGCTAAAATGAAAGAGGCAAGAGATCTTCAAACACAAAGAGAAAAAGAAGGCAAATCTAAATTGACCATTGCTGAAATTGCAAGTCTTCTAGAAGAGAAGAAGAAAAGAGGATCTGATTTATCTATTGATGAGTTGAAAAGGACTATTGTAGAAGAAAGAGTGACCAGAGATAAAAAAGAGAAAGACCAAATAGCAGAGGCGCAAAAGAAACAACAAGAAATAATTGATAATCAAATTAAAGCAAAGGAAGCAACAGTTGTTCAAGCAAAACTTTCTGAAACACAGGCAAAGGAAAGTGCTGAACTTGCTAATGTAGTAAAAACTGGATCTAAGTTGGGTGGTGGAACTGCAACTGTGATGGGTGGTGAAGTAAAGGGAGAATCCTCTTACATACCCAAGGGACACACTAAAGAGAGTTGGGAGAAGAAACAGAAAATCCAAGCACAGTTTGATACAGTTCGAAACAAATCTGGACAAGACCCAGTAGGCAAGGCAGTCGGCAAACCTGCTAGTGGTGGAACTCCATCAAGTGTAGAAAAAGTAAATAATACCATTGCCATGGGCAAGACGAATACTAAGGCATTCGAAGCAAAAACAGGTGTTAGTGTTAAGGGGTCAATGGGAGCATTGAATAATCAAGAAGACTCAATGGACCTCCAAAAGGCAGCCGAATTTGGGTTTGATAGTAAGGAATGGAAAGAAGCATC